TGGGTGAAACAGTTCGAAGATCAACGTGACCTTCTCTTGAAGTTTATCTCAAACTTTTTGGGGGAGAGTCTTCCAGACGATCTTGATTTGAATAATTGTGATGTTAGGATTGGTGGGTTTTTACCGCAACATATCAAACGAAACCCTAAAGAGAAAGGCGCTGCTACTGAAACTACCATTGTGGATATTGATGGTAACAAGTGTCCTTTTGAGTATGGTGCTGGTGGGCCTGTTTGTCTAAGTCTAGGTCACCCTCCCGTTGCCGGTGTACATTATTAAAAAATAGGGGGCTTACGCCCCCTTTTCATACTCCAACTTCCACACCAACACCTCCACGGCGTATGTGGTTTTCTAGTACTTGTAATTTGTATATTGATTGTGCCATATCTTATATATGAAAAAAAAGGGGAGACCGAAGTCTCCCCTAAAAATGTCTCTTACGAGATTCTTTTTATTAGGTCAAGATGTTGTCCACACGGAAGATACGGTAGTACATGTTGCTCTTAGCAGCAGCAAGACCATCAGCAGGAGTCGCACCCACGAACGGGTTAGAAGCCATACCGTAACGAGTCTTGAAACCAATCTTCGGCTGGAAGTCGTTCTCACCAACGGCTTTGACCATTGTCAAAGGAACGTAAGGGCAGTAGAACACACCTGAGTCATAAGGGTTAGTACCCTTGTAACCAACAGTCACGTAATCAGTGCTTGCATACGGATCGATGTAAACCTTGATACGACCATTCAGTGTACCAGCGAATGTGTTACCTGTGTCATCCACCTGAAGTGAAGTTGACATAGCAGGAGTGTAGTCAAGCATACCAGAAGCAGCCAGAGCAGTTGCAACATCTGAAGAACAGATCACAACGTTACCCTTACCACGGCGGGTTTCTTTAGCAATGACGTTACATTCACGGTCAAGCTGAACAACCAGACCCTTGAACTTCTCAGCAGACCAACGGCCGTCAGCGTCTGAAGACAGGTTAAAGATACCCTGCTTCGTCACGTTAGCCTGAAGACAACCAGTCTTCGCCTGTGAGTTGATGGTGCGGATAACTTCACGGTTGATTTCCGCAAGGATTTCCGTTGACAGAATGTTCGCAAGTTCTGTCTCAGCGTCAAGACCGTGGATTGCCTTCAGGTCTTGAGCAAGTTCAAGCGAGTATTCTGCTTTCAGCGCACGAGACTTGGCAGTCACGGTTGCCTTTTCGATGGTGAAACCCATCTCATGGAAAGAAGAACCAGTGTTACCCAGAGCTTCAGCATCAGCGGTAGGCATACCACCAGCAGCGAGGTCAGTCAGACGAACGCCAGCAGAGTCAACACCGTTCCAACCAGAAGCGTTGTCACTGTCGTGTGTACCAGCAGAATCGCCAGAGAACTGAGTTTCTGCTTCGTTGAAGAGAGCTTCACGGTTAGAAGTAGAACCACCACCGTAACGAGCCTTCAGAGCGAAGATAAGACCAGTAGGGCCAGACATAGGCTGAACACCACAAACGTCATATGCCATGAGGTTAGGCATAGCACGGCGAACGAGAGAGATCAGAATCGGATCCCAAGTTGCCTGTGAACTTGTGTTGTTAGCAGCGACTTCGGTGATGAAACCAGACATCGCATTGCGCTCTTCACGAAGAGCACGTTCTTGGTTTTCAAGGATAGCAGCGGTAACTGCCTTTCTGTGGTGATCTTTAATAGAACCCGCAGACTCCTCGTTGAGCACGGGGCTCCACTTTTCGATCAAATGATCAAATGATTGAGTTGTCATGTTAGATATTCCTTATTGCTTAGTAGTCTTTTTGATAGCAGCAAGATAAGATTCCATTACTGAGGAAACTTCGACTTCTGTGTCGGCTTCTTCGGCAGTGATATCGGTTCTAGCAGCCGGTGTTTCGGTCTTAAAGAAAGATTCTTTAATAGTTTGAACTTTAGATTTGAATGATTCAGAATCATCAAAATCCACGCCTTCAACTAAACCACGAAGTTTTTCAACCTGAGTTTCAGCCATACCACGTGACGCTTCTGCAATAATTGCATTGCGCTTGTATGTCTCAAGTTCTTCAGACAGTTTAATCGACTCACCAGTTTGAGCGTTGAGTTTTTCTTCCAACTCTTCAACCTGTTCGGCAAGTTCGTCAACCAGATCAACCTTGGATTCCGGAACGTCAATGTAAGACTCTGTGAACAGGTCTTTCATCTTGTTCATAAAGGTTTCTGCGATTTCAGTACGGAGACCGTTCTGAATTGCAACCTTGTTATCTTCCATCCAAGTCTCAACAACGTAGTTGAGGTAGCTATCAACTTTCTGCACCATGTCGCTCTTAATATTTGCGACTTCCTCAGAGAGTTCCTCCTTATACTGTTCTTCCAAGCGGGAAACTTCTTCCGATAACTTGGTCTTAACAGCCGCTTCGAAAATTACAGCAGTTTTAGCTTTGAACTCATCACTGAGTGTAGCTTCAGACTCGACCAATGCGTCCAACTCGGCAGTAGTGTCAACAGTCGTTTCCACGATTGCATCTTCTTCTGCTTCAATGTCTTCGCCCATCATCTTGCTGTATGCACCTTTTAACTCTTCCTTTTTCATTGCGTTGAGTTTGCCGTACATAGCATTGATCATACCTGCTTTTGTTTTCGGAACAGGAGCTTGTGATTTTACAGCATCAGCGGCCGCATCAACCGAAGCGATAGAATCAGGTTCCGTAACGGCGCCTTGATCTTTCTTCGGAGCAGATGCTTTAGGAGCAGATGCTTCATCGAGAGTCTCTTCCACGATTTCGTTAATTTCTTCATCGTGGAGTTCTTCGACTTGTTTTACGTCAGTCATATGTAACTCCTTACAATTGTGATTTAATTAACGAGAGGAAATTTTTAAACTCTCGAATTTGCACATCAGATCGATATGCTTTCGGAGCAGTTTTAATTTCAGTCTCCATTTTCTCAATTACCTGAGCTTCTAAAATGCCGTTATTCCAAACCCAATCAACACCTTCCATGATTCCATTAACAAATGCATCCGGTGCAGATGGGTCTTGTACGATGTCAACCGTACTAAGAATAAAGTCTTCTTTGACGTACATTGCGCCATTTCTTTGCTCAAGGCTACCCATACCACGAGTTGACACGCCTAGTTGAACACCGCCTTCTAGGAGACCTTTTACGATCTTACCCATAGGAGTATCAAGAATTTGTGCCTTTCCTACCACATCATTGCCTTCAAAACGAAGGTCTGTGATGAGGTGAGAAACTTTATCAAGGTTAACAGTAGGGCCTTCAGGGTGATTCAATTCACCAACGGCACGCTTCTTGCTAACCTGTTCAGTAACGTACTTGTTTACCGCACTCTCCATAATGGCTTTAGGATAAACACGTCCGTTTCTATTCTTCTTGTCCGCCTGTGCGAACACGCCTTCAATGGTGAACTTCTTGCCACCATCTTCTTTGGCTTCTACAATACATTGTAGATCGTTTTCTACGTATTCGCTAATTAACTTCATGTTAATTCCTTGACAATAGTCTCAACAGACTTCTGTGCTTCTTTCTGAGATTTGAAGGTATCTAATTTATCACCGTCAACATATGCGGTGAAACCCTTCGCATCTTTAGTAATTACTACGGGAATCTTATTAATCTTCTTATTGAAAACAATATCTCCGGAAACCTTTTTAGCTTCCCGTATCTGATTAAATGTTTTCATACTAAGTTTTCCCTGTTGTACATATTATTTATACAAATTAAATTTTTTAAACGTCTTCTTCTTCAGATTCTTCATCATCAAGGTCGAATTCTTCCTGATCATCATCGTCATCATCAGAGAAGAAGTCATCGTCTTCGATAGACAGGTCATCGTCCGAATTAAAAATTGTGGCCGCAACCGCCGCCTTTTCGGCATCAAGACGGTCATTCATTTTCACACTCATGATCTCATCAAAATGCGCTTTCGCTTTGTTAAAGTCCCCTGTACGTAACAGGTCAATGAATTCCTGATTTACGGAAGCGGGGATATCTAAATTTTCTTCACTCATATTATGCTCCTATTTCATCTTGAGGTTCTTGGTCTCCACCGCCTTTTTCATTTTCGGATTCGACCTCTTTTCTCATTTGTTCAATGTCATCATCAGACATCATCATGACATTCTTCATTACCCACTCACGTGAGAAATATTCACCAACATACTGAGAAATCTGATCCATTGTCTGGAGTCTTTCTCTTAATAGTTCGGCATCTTTTAATTCTGTGAAATGATTATCACGAATAAAGTCAATCGCAATATCATTCTTCCAATCTTCCCAATCTTCCTCTGTACAAATACCCTTAATGATTAACTGCTTCTTAAGGATACCCAAGAACATCATGGAGAATCTTCTACGGAGTCTATCAACAAACTTCTGGAACTTAACCTCATCTCTACTGATTTCAGTAGAACGACCAAGGGAGAACTGTGCCTCTTGTTCAAGTCTATTAATAGGTACGTTCAAAGAACGGTAAAGTTTCTTCTGGAAGTAAATGATATCATCAATCTGTCCAAGGTTCTCACCGCCAGGCAGTGTAGAAATCTCAGTACCACGACCACCTTCTCTACGAGGTAACCAGAAATCTTCCAACATGGCCATGTGTTTACGATCATCTTTAATCTGACCAGTATTGGCATCATAGACCAACTTATTTCTATAACGAGACATGATGTCTTTCATGTGTTGTTCTGCCTTACCAGTAGGCAAGTTACCAACATCGATATAGAAAATTCTTCTCTCAGGCGCACGTGCGAGACGGTAGATAACCAGAGAGTCTTCCATCATCCTTAATTGGTTGACGGGCTTAATTGCTTTATGTAAGTAAGAGATCACTCTCTTACGTGATGTATCAAGTAAACCTGAAGTCACATACGAAACAGAATCAGGGGAAAGTTTAATCCCTTGGTTTGCACCAGCCTTTTCTTGATAGATGTAAAACTCGTTGACAGAATCAACAATCTTTGCATCTGTCTTTTGATCCTTTTTGTATTTGACCTCTTTAACTTTACGAATCTTAGACGAATCTACAGGACGAATCTCCTGAATACCAGCCTTAGGATTACTTTCGTTAACTACGAGGTGATGTACTAAACGTCCATCGACATACCAAGAACGGAACATATCGTGTGCGTTATCTTGGAAATTCAACATAGAACAGATACCATCAAACTCGTCAGTGATCAACTTCTTGATCTTATCTGAAGTGTCTACATGGTCTAGAATCAGTTCTACAGAGGCTTCCAAGTCAGAAGCACTAATAGATTCGTTTACGATATCTTCAATTGCAGCATCCACTTCAGGATGTTCTGCGATACCACGATATTTCTTAATGAGTTCGGCATTATCCTTGGCTTCGTTACCTTCCATGTCAACATACTGACCGAAGTAAGCTCCGGAAGCAGTGACATAGCCAGCACCATCGTCATCCTGTTTAGGAACGATGGATGGTAACTTTTCCTTTTCTTCTTGTTTTTGGACTCTTTTAATCTCAAAACCAAAAAGTTTTAATCCGTTATTCTCTGCCATATAATCCAGACTCTTCTAAAATAGTATAGTACGGGGAGTTTCCCCCCCGTACTGTATACTTATAACACCATTAAGAAGTGGTGTTTGACTCCCAGTATTGAACTTGGAATTCACAAGTGAATTCTTCAATTGCGTCAACAGTTTCATAACTCACATCGATTGCAGCCACGTTGGTGGGGAAACAACCACGGAAGTTATATCTCTTAACTGTCGAACCATCCTTGTCCAACTGTTCAACGATCAGGTCAGCCTGATAGTCAACAGGGTTGGTGAGACCAGTGTTTGCTTGGTGAGCGTTGATACCGTTCATCCAAGTTTCCAAAGCATTACGGATTTGGAAATCTGTGTCGTTGATTACAGTTACCGTCCACGATTCAAATGTACGGTCACCAGCAATCTTCAACTGTCTACCACGGAAAGGAATCTCAATAACGTTCATTACTGAGGCAGGCAACTGAGCCGCTTTACAAAGGAATGATGTGAGTTCCACATCACCCCCAGCATAGGCGGGAAAGTTAACAGTCGCCTTGAAGAGGTTAGCACGTGCGCCACCGCCTCTTAACTTTGACTTAAAGTCATCTACTCCTAAAATTGCCATTTCTTATGCTCCTGTTATCTTAGACCGCACCAACAACTTCATCAAACTGTACGCCTGTTCTAACAGCAACAAAGTTAAGTGTCACATAGTTAATTGAACGTGCGGGTTTGATAAAGATTGAAGCGACAAATTCGTTTCTATCAACCACGGCAGGCGTGTTGTTCGTTTCGTCACAAACGACACGGAAGTCCGTGATACCTCTACGACCTCTAACTTCACGCAACAGGGGTTCAACAATGTTCGTGAATTCAGCACGAGTAAACTCATCGTTGAATTCGAACAGGATGTTCTTGGCAGCGGCAGCGATTGAACGCTCCAGTGCAAGGAACAATCTGCGAACGTTGATTCTGTCGAATGCAGAAGGTCTATTCTCATGGGTCTTATCCCCGTAGAGAACAATTGCAGCGCCAGGAATATTGGCAATCGGGTTAACACCCGCCTTATACAATGTGTCTCTCTGAGTCTTGTTAGGAGCAACCGCAAGATCGGTAACACCGACATAGTTGCCTCTACGTTGACCCGCAGGAGAATACCAAGGAGCAGCTACAGCATCAGTTGCGGCCATAAGACCAGCGGTTGATGAGGCAGCAGGGATGTAGACATACTTATCATTGTACTTATCGAAAACCTTGAGGTAGTTGTTATCGACAATCAAGTACGATGAGTTGGTTAAACTATTTGCAAACGAAACCGCATTAGTAACAGCAGTCGAGGAAGCGACACCAACTGTTTCTGTGCGCTTAGGTGAAGTCACCACCACACAGTCTTTACGTGTTGTCATTGCAATACCGTTCATATCGTTGACGATTGTAACAGCGTCACTATCAGCAACGGAACCTTGACCAACCGGAGAGATTAAGAAATCTACTGTAACATTTTCTGTGTCTTCGAAGAGATCGAAGGCATTCGCAATATTACCGGCTGAGAAATCATCATCATCAGCACCATTTGAAAGTTTAATGGTTGCTGCGTCATCCGAGTTCCAAGCTACCCAAGCAGAAGTTCCTGTTGCGTAGTCTGTTGCAGAATCAACGTCCGGAGTATTACCCCAGTATTGACCAATACCTTTACCACCAGACAGTGCGGAAGAGAATGCAGAGTCACCATCGAAGAAACCAGACATTCTAATGTAGTTAGAACGTTGGTTGATAGCTTCTACCACATACTGTGGTTCGCCTTCGTTTGTGACAGCACCTTTAGCAACTGAAAGGTGAGGGAATGTTTCTAACACTGATCCAGGCGTTCCTGAGAATGCACCAGTACGGTCAATCACCGCAACGTGGATTTCATCATTCGATCCGCTTCTAGCAGAAGCCCAAGAACTGGTAGTCGGAGCTCTATCGAAAGAACCCGCATAGTTCCAAGAATCGAAATAATCACCACCACTATTGGCGGGGCAGAAACTTACTGAAAGAGCGTTACCTAATGCGCCAGGGTATCTTGCGATAAATGCACCTGAGTTATTAGTAGAAGCATTCAATGAACTCTGAACGGTTGTCTCAAAGTGACTCGTGTTCTTAATAGTGATAGAGTCACCCGAATCAGATGTGTTAACATCTGCAGCATATCCTGAGTGAGCGTTTGTACCACCATTGTTACCACGAACAACGTAAAGAGAGTTTGAATATTTTAAGAAGTATGCGGCAGACAAAAAATCTGTCGCAGTATCTTCGTTGGGAGCGGCGAAAACTTGCACTAGACCAGCTTCATCTGCGACTAGTGTGCGTTCTTCAGCGGGGCCCCAACGAAACTTACCTACAAAAGCACCAGTAGAAGTTGTGACATTAGGAGCGTATCCTGAGAGGTCAATTTCTCTAACGGAGATTGCAGGAGAAGCAGACGGTGTGGTTAATGCCATGACTGTTTTCCTTTTTTCGTTTACAAATTATAAGTTTAACATGATACGGTTTTGTTCAATACATTTATTTATAAAAAGCGTTATTTTCACTAAAAATCATCCTGTCTCCATATCTGCCAATCATCACTTATAACAGGTTCTTCTATCAGTCCAGCCAATCCATCATCAACAAATCCGAATGGTGGAACATCATCTTCAATCTGTTTCATTCTCTCATCAAACAACATCTGTTTAAGATTGATATCTGTCATGTCCGCAAAGAACTGTGTGGACACAAAATACCCAAACATGACTAGATTCATCATTAGGTCATCATGGTTTCCTTCTGAAGCCTCGTATGACTGACCCTTTGCAACAAACGTGGATATCTCAAGGATTGTATTCTCATCCACAATATCCAGTTTATGGTTCTCTAGAATATCCTTGATTGCAGAACACCCAAGTCGTTTCACCTTTCGGTTCATCTCAATACCAATACCAGAGGCCTTTACTGCACTAGTAAGGTGAACATTTTCATATTCTAAGTCATGATATAAACCATTACATACAACACCACCCTGATCATTTGATTCAATTACAACATAAGCGTTATTGTAGAGAGTTGAATACTTATAGATAATGTTAGGAAAGAGAATTGGAGAGATAGTATTACAGCGATAAACCGCAACCTGTTTAAATGGTTGGACTGATATATCGATTACCGTAAAGGTAGAATAATCCTGCCCTCTTCCCTTTGATACATCAACCATAGTGATGTATTCATGATCCTTTATAGGATTAGTATAGACTAGAAAATCACCACCCTCTAGAACTTCTTTCGGGGGTTGAGCTCGCAGCGCTAACAATGTTTCAGCGTTGATAAGTGTGTCGCCCGTCCCAAAAAATGTGTTACCAAATTCCTGATCAAACTGCAACTGTGATGTGTTGGAGATGGTTTGTTTCTTCCATTCCTCATCACGGCCTGGAACGTCCCACCAGTTTACGGTGAATGGTTTGTATTCGTTGGTTCCTTGGACTGCCCCTTCCCAAACCTTGTGGAAAGTGTTCCCGATACCATTTGCCGTAGACGTGATAATGACTTTTGTATCTTTACCTGCTGAGACAACAGGATAGGTTGAAGTATAGAATTCAGCAGCCCGTTCAACAAAAGCAAACTCATCAAGAAAAAGAAGGTTAACAGACATACCACGTATAGAACTGCCACTGGTGGCAGCAGCAATAATGCGACTGTTGTTGGAAAATTCGATGCTACCTTTGTTGAGTGCTTTGCAGCCTGGCTGCAAAAAGAAAGGAAGGTTTTCAAGAGCGAGCGTAACACGTGCTAACATTTCCCTCGCAGTAGAACCCTTGTTTGCAAGTACTGCGATGGTTTTCTCACTATGAAAACAAGCATACCACAAAAGGTAGACCACCGAGGAGATTGATTTACCGGACTGTCTACACGCAAGGACAATTGAGAATCTGTTAGAATTAAAATGGCTGAACATCTTTTCTTGATATTCATACAAATTAAAGTTGACAAGTCCTTTGTCAAGTGATATAATCTTAACATAGGTTCTAGCGAAGTATGCTGGGTCTCGCATACACTTCTGGTATTCGGATACCTTATGAGCATCCCACTCTTCGTTAACACCATCTCGTTTAACGTTAGGGTTACCGAGGTAACTATTCTTCTCGTTCTGGTTGAACATCAATCACCTTAGCTTCATTCTGTAAAAATCTTTGTAAGTCTGTGGTTGAGCCAATGAACAGGTTATTGTTTGTTGTTCCTGTGCCTTGTGCAGGAACATCTGCCTTGTTGATATCTTTCTTCTTCTTATTCAAGTCCATCAACTTATCGTTAATATCTGCCATGTTTTTCATCATACCAGATAATACTTCAAATGCACGGGGGTGTTCACTCTGTCGAGCAACCTCCATCATAAGTTCCATAGCGTCACGACCTTTCTCTAGGAGATCGTAATACGTCTCCCTAGAATAATCATAATCACTTTTTACATTATCATCATCAGACTTCATAACTATCCAGCACTATCCAGATATTGAATGTTAAACCCATAATCACTGTCTGGACTTACATTGATTGGGTCTGGTGTAATATTTATGTTGTGAATAAAATGGTCACTATCCGCACCCATGAGGTACAGATTATTATTGACTTCACGAATGATACCGTATTCAGCCTGTGGCCCATAGAAAGCAATTTTCATGGTGAACTGTAAATCGTAAACGATGGTTCTTCTCTGTTCTACAGGCCCATCATAGGTGTCAGAAAATGTCACACCCGTAAGAATAATAGGGACATCTTCCTTGATGTCAACTTCATCCATAAATGGTTTCACAGTAACGGAGTACTGAGGATTGAAGTAGGGAATGATTTGTTCTACAATCTGAAGTGCATCGTCTTGAGACTTTGCATATATGCTCAGTTGGAACATAATATCATAAGGGACAGCCGTATAGAACTTCTGTCTTTTATTGTCTGAAGTACCCGCAAGAGAAAATGTGTTTACCTTAGGCAACTGTCTCTGAGGGTCATACATCATCTGAACAATTTCAAATGACATACGGGGGAGTTTCACGGCCACTCTACGTTCCGCATCTTCCCCATTCTGCATTGCATCAAGTCGTTCGATAAATTGTCTACGAGGAGCATACGAAAGAGGAACTTTAATCTGAGATAAAATTCCACCCGAAGCATCTTCTCTGAGAACAAAGATGTTGTTGAACATCGATCCAAAGACCGAAACAGCTGTTCGAACTCTCTTGTTATAAAACCAAGTACCAAACATTATGAAATATCTCCAAAGGGATTGCTTTCTGAGAAGTCTAGGAAGTCAGCCTCAAAGTTATCAAAAATAGTATTCTGATAAGTTGTTTGAATTGCCTGAACTTCCGCAACAGCAGAGGTCACCCAAGACTTAGTACCAGAAGTTGTTCTCTTGTCTGTTTGGAACTCATGGAATTTACCATCCGTAGAACCAACATGAGCAACTTGTAATATTCTATCCGAATCTGACCAACGAGTAACTTCACCCGATATAGTATATGTATCATAAACCTGAGTAATTGTATCACCCACCTCAAAGTTTTCACCAGAAACGGGAGAAGAAATTGTAACGGTAGGTGTGGACATATAGTTGAAACCAGCGTTCACAATAGTATAACCTACAAATTCTCCGTTGGCAACTGTTGCGGTAACTGTAGGTTTAGTTCCGTCTGCATGTTCTAATAGAGAAGTCAGTGAGTCACTATCAAAGGCCGCAGTAGGAACAGAAATGGTGTCTGAGTCATCAACGTATCTGTCTGCAAGAACCGTGTTCTCTGATCCAACTGAAATCTTAATCTCATCAAGGTAACCGTTGATACCACCCCATTCAACACCATCAAGTTCACGTGCAGAAACAGCACCAATAGAATATGAACCACTAATGAAATCTCCAACGTTTGGTAACGTGTAGTTTCCAACTCTCGTTCCATCAATGAACACGTACATTCTATCACTATCGACACCAATACCAACATGATGCCAAGAACCAATTCCAAGGTTAGTTTCAGCAAGGGCCTGAACACTATCACCTTCGTTATCACCACGAGAATAGTACAGACCACCACCAGAACCAACACCGATCATTAATTGATTAGTAGCATCGGTTTGACCGCCGCCAATAAGGAATAATGATCCTTTGTCTGTAGGATAGGCGTCAACTTTAACAAACATCTCAACAAAACCATTATTAGAAATTAGTTTGAGATTGTCTGCTTCGATACCTCTACCAATATTCATATTGATCGAGTTGTATCCGAATTTCTTGACAGATTGTGTAGTAAAATCTGAGAAAGAAAACTCTACACGTCCATCACTATCATACCCGTGGCCAGGATGTGTGATTGTCAATTCAGTCAATTCACCCTGTGTTCCAATAGTCGCAGTTGCTGCGGCTACAGAACCCGTAGTATCATTGGGATGCATGGTTAATGCGTATTGGTATGCACCCTCATATTCGATAACATCAACATCATCGATACCAGTATCAAAGTCTTCATCACTGTATTCAAAGAGTTCACACTGGAGTCTGAATGTGGGAAGTTGGCTGAGTTGATAGAAAGGAGTTTCCGTTTCCACCTTAGTGATTTGCCAGATAGATTTTGCAAGAGGCAGATAAATGACATCACCTTCACGTGGACGGAACTTCTGAGAATCTAGGTAATTGCCAATAAGGTTCTTCCAACGTCTACGTGCAACAATAAAGGTAGCTTGGTCACGTAACTCAATACCGAATTTCGTAAACAAGTCACCCTCGCCTTGCCAACCTTCAGTATTTTCAACATACATTTCCACCTTGTACGCATCAGTAAAACGTGACGGTACATCGTCAAGAAAGATAGTATCCTTGTTGACAATTTCTCTTGGAATGTAATATACGTCCTGACCGTAAAACTTTAAAGATTCAATTACCAAATCTTCATATAAGTTTTGTTCTGAACGTACACTTTGACTGATATACGGATTAGTTGGCATTATATTATCCTATAAAGAACATAGGGCCAATATCTTCTTCTTCCCTGAACTTGGTTAAGATTCTATCGATATCGGTTTGTGCATCTTCATAGATTTGTCTACCACTAATGGTGACACCGCCAGGAAGTTGCATCCCTTCAAATTTTAACAGGTTTTGTCCCCACTGTTTCTTAATTAAGGCTATCGTATATTCCTTGAGGAACTTGTGGTTCCATAGAGAATTATAGTCTGAGTTTGAACCAGCGTTTGGATTACGCATACCATAAACCTCAAACACAAGATAATCCCCTACCTTTAATTTATCCGCAGAAATATTAAAGTTGATTCTGTCGTACTGTCGATCAAAACGAATAATCGGTTGACCCGTCAATCTCATATCAATAAGAGACAGATGTTGTTGCATTTGATCGTAGTAGGCAAGATCACTTAAAATACCACCACTTGCCAAATCGGTAATTGTATAACGCATGAATTGCCATGCATCACTGAACCAACCAGTGTTGGCACCCGTGTATGACATAGGAAGCATTCTAACAACAGTAATTAAAGGTTCTGAAAAACTAATGTATTGGTTGTCTATATCAGTCTGTGTCAATTGATGAGACAGATAGAACCTTTTACTACCGTCCGGATGATATTCACGGAACCATTGAAGGCCTTCGTCAACCCTATCTTCCAATTGTTCATCATCAATATTAATTTCAACAACAGGATGACCTAAAGCACGAAGGCAATAGTCTATAAATTCATCTCTAGTATTAGGTAATGCCATGTGTTATTCCTTAATTCAACAAGGTTCCTGCCGAGTTGTAAACATTGATTCTATAGTAAGAACCGTGTTGACCATCTAATAAGTCAGCATCCAATCCAGAGGTTGCACCATCCACAGTCTTGATTGCAGTCAAGAGTTCGTTTGCAGTAGAGTATGTCTCACTGAACGAGAACTGACCAGTTCCGCTGTTGTAGGACAAGTCACCAGATGCAGAGAAAAGTCCTCTAATCTGACCAGATGTTCTGTCCGAATCTGTGTAAGACATAACACCAGTGTTTGGATCATAGGACAAATTACCACCCGCACTGATTGCCGCTCTTGCTCTTGCATCTGTGTAGTACTTATTAGTACCTTCAGGTAGATCATCTGTCTTAAGGTGACTGATACCATCACTATCAATTACAGCGGTAAGTTGTACGTTACCACTTCCGTCAAATGATACCGCAGAAGCTGTCACGTCTCCAGTGATAGAGAAGTTACGTCCAGTTGCAAGTGTCGTTGCTGTTCCAGCATTACCTGTCACATTACCTGTCACATTACCTATCAGTGCAGCAGTAATCGTACCCGCAGAGAAGTTACCACTTGCATCACGTGCAACAATTGCAGAAGCAGTGTTCGCATTCGTTGCAGTAGTCGCAGAGTTCTGTACCTTACCCGCAGTCGAGATCGTTGCAAGTTTGGTGTCTGCAATCGCAGCAGATGCATTGATGTCTGCGTTGACAATGGCTCCTGCGGTGATCGAAGTCGAGATGGTAATATTCTGACTACCATTGAACGACACACCACTACCAGTGATGTCACCTGAGATACCAATTGTTCTTCCGGTTTCAAGAAGTGTTGCAGTGTCCGCATTACCTGTTACGTTACCTATAACATTACCTTCTAGCGTACCTAATTTCAATGTACCGAGTGTTGCGGAGTCTAGTGAAATATCACCTTCTGGTTCTGGGTCATACTCTTCTACTAGAGTGAATTTCTCTTCAGATGCATCGAAGAACATACCTATGTGAGTATACCCAACACCCGATGTACCAGTGTTTCTGTTAGAGAACCAACCAGTATCTACGTTTACGGGACTTGCAGAACCTTTCCACGTGTCTCCGGATGTGTGACCTGTTGTCGCAACAAACTCAACTTTGATACCATAGTTTAGTTCTTGTTCACTACCAGTGATTGCAACACCTGTGGCTTCCGGAGACGCTGAATCTGCGAAACCCCATTCGAAGGTATCTGTACCACCAGTTCCGTCAATCTTTACGTAGAACTTCTGGTTAGTTGCAGTTCCCTTATAGTGACCTTTCAATGTCGCATCGTCAAGACCTGAACCAGTAAATGTAGTGTTTGCTTCACCAATAGTATCACCGGCGTTCAAGTAGTTGAACGCACCACCGATTGAGATGTTCTCTGTTGCGGCAATTGTCTGCGTACCCAATACAGTTAGGTTACCGCCAACTGTTACGTCTTGGTCAAAACGTGCATCGCCTGTAGTACGAGTTACTTCGAATGAGTGATCTACGATATTTACAAGAATCGAACCACCGCCTCCAGCTGAGTCCGCAGTAAGAACATAACCCAAGTCTACCGCAAAGTATGGATATGTCGGTGCTACCGTTGAGAATGTACCTGGCGTAGTACCTACGTGTACTTTGTCACCCGCAGAGAATGCAGATGTGTCTACGTTGTTCACAACACCCTTGGTGGTCACATAACCGTATGAACCATTCGCAATGTCATGTGTCGCAAGACCAATAGCATGTACTTTATTAGCATCGGTAGCATCTGCCAGTTCGATGGTTGGAGTATTACTTTGAACACCATTTACATGAACAGGTTGACCATTGTTGATTTGAGAACCAGAGTTATTGTATACACGAACCCAATCTTCTTGACCAATCTGCATTGTGATGTCAGGTACATCATTCTTGAATGCAATTGCACCATTTGCAGAATCGTAGAAGATTGTACCTTCTGCATATTCTGGAACAGTACCGTCAAATGTAATCGCTTTGGTTGTTACTTTACCTACCGCCTCTAGTTCACCCGATGTCTTGACCTTACCTGAGAATCTTGCACGAGTCCAGTGTTCACGCACAGGGTTGATAAAGATAGCACCATCGTTCGAGTCAGCAATAACAACCGTACCCAACTCAAATGGATATCCACTATCGGGGCCAATGGCATGCTTTACCCAACCACCTTGTTGTACGTTACAGATATATGCACGGTCACCCACCGAGAATGGGCCACCTGTGGTTTGACGGATCGTGTCAATACCACGAACGATACCTTGAGTGGTAATGTAACCATGCGCTCCGTCCGGTATATCTTGTGTTGCCATACCGATAGGGCCAGAGATAGGAGTATTCGCAAGAGTCTTTTCTACTGTAGGTGAACCGTCTGAGTGTGCCCCTACAAATCGAATCGTACTACCGTTTTGAATCGTCTCGCCAGTGTCGTTGTATACGTAAACAACTTCTTCCTGACCGATGTTGATCGCAACGTCTGTGTTACCTTCTTTGGTTCTTGGAATGAAAGTAAGACCTTTGGCACCATCCGAGTCAAAGTATAGTTCGCCACCAACAAGACTTGCGTCTGGTTTAGGCGCACTTGTTCTTCGTGTCAGTACAATGTTGTCCAGTGCCGCAGAGTCCGCAGTAACTTTACCAAACTGTACGTCATCTGTCGTACCAACAGACTGTGCAATCGCAATCGAACCGTTTGTAATTGTGACACCCGTACCGCCCGAGAAGTGAGCACGAGTTTCAGCTGCAGAAGGCCCTGTGTACGTGATTGTACCTGTACCTGCATTATAGGACAGCGAACCATCACCACCCGCATCAGTGACAGAGATGGCGTTTTTCGCATCACTATCCGCACGTGCTGTGGTGTAGTATAAGTTGTTACCTTCAGAAAGGTCAGTAGTTGACTTACCAGTAAATGCAGTATCAAACCTTGCTTGTGTATAGTAAAGGTTAGAACCTTCGGCAAGATTACTTGTTGTAAACGGATCAAGGGTGACTGTAGTATTGTAACTATTTCCGTCTGTAGTGGCAATAGTAAGGTTGCCACCCACACTATCAAATGTTATACTAGAAACAGCATCAATGGATACTGTACCGGCACTATCAATCTGTCCCTGTGCATTAACTGTGAATACAGGGATAGCAGTTGTAGAACCGTATGTGCCATTGGTGACACCGGAGTTCGTGATAGAGAATACACCAGAAGCACTATCGTATGTAAGACCAGTACCACCAACAAAGTGGGCTCTAGTCTCTGTAGCGGATGCACCAATGAAAGTAAATCTACCTGTATCTGAGTCATAGGTTAATGACCCATCACCACCATTCTGTTGAAGACCCAAGGCATTACGAGCCCTAAGTTCTGTGAAGTAGAGATTGGTGTTGCCTTCCAATAAAGCGTTTGTGGTCTTACCACCAAAATCAGAATCAAATCTTGATGAAAGGTAATATAAGTTTGTACCTTCTGCAACATCCGTTGTTGTTTTGGTTGCAAGTCTAGCGTCAAATCTTGCTTCTGTGTAGTAGAGATTAGTACCCTCATCAAGATTTGATGTTGTTTTTTCATTAAATGCGCTATCAAATCTTCCCTGTGTGTAATACAGATTATTACCTTCAGTTAAATCTGAAGTTGTATTGTCACCAAAATCACTATCAAAACGAGCAGTCGTATAGTAAAGGTTATTACCTTCAGTCAGATTGTCTGTTGTTTTGGTTGCAAGACGAGCATCGAAGTCACTATCTACACGCCCTTGGGTGTAGTATAAGTTTGCGCCTTCGGTTAAATCTGCTGTAGTAAACGGAGCAAGGGTGATGTCTGCCGTAAATGTTGCAGCATCAGCTGTGGTAATAGTTAGTTTACCATTGATGGGGTCGTAACCAAATGAGTCTACAGTGGCGGGAGTTACCGTTGAAATTGTGGTGATTTGCCCTTGCGAGTCAACAGTTAGTACGGGAACGAGTACAGTACTGCCGTATTGGCCGGGCGTGACACCAGTTGCGGTAATCTCAATGATACCTGTGTTCGCATTATAGGTAATACCTGTCCCAGCAGAGATTGCATTTTTTGCATCTGAATCTGCTCTGGATGACTGGTAATAAAGATTTGTATTTCCTTCTGCAAAAGCATCGGTAGTAAAAGTGTTAGAATCACCAAGTGCAATTGATTGACTATTGACGGTTATCGCATAATTCTCTAATTTAGAATTAGGAATTGTTGGAAGATTGATAAGATCAATCTCACCATCAGAGCCTGCAAGTTGTGACCTATCGTCTTTTACGAAACCAGATGCCGTCAACAGACTGGACAGATATCTAGCTTTTGATTGTGCCATTAGACGTTCCCTTTAAACTCATTTGTGTTGGATACCCCAACATTCTATTCTATTTATACTAAATGAAATATTGTCCCGTTATATTCAGGCGGCCACTTGAATTAGATGCAAGAGTTACTGCACCATTATTTCCAGCTCCGTCTTCTGTTTCAACGAGAATCTCGTTAGTGTTTGCCATCAACCTTGCCAACAAACTATCTCCATCAGTATACGTTAATCCACCATCTGTGGCCACCGAAAATACATAATGTTGACCCGAAGAATCTTCTGAGGTGTAGGGCATACCTGTCACCTTAATATCTCCTGATCCTGTGTGACTACTCCAAACAAGTTGTAACGTGAACTGAACGGTATCTCCGATTCTTGTGTAACGTCCAACCTGTGTCGAGTATGTCGCTGATCCAGCCGTAGAAGAACCTTCCACCACTGGAGTAAAACTACCCTTCTTAAATTCTTCCATCAAGTAATTGCTTGATGTACCACCAACATAAATGCCTGCATCAACTTTAACGTCTTCATAGGAAGGTCTGGTTGTTACTTGTGGGTACGAGTTAATCTGTACTTCATCAGTATCACTCAGTCCAACCGTGAACGTAATACTTGTTCCGTTAACAGCAGTGTAGTCCGTATCAGGACTCATCAACACACCGTTGTTGAATACCTTAATAGAACCGACTGTATATTTTAATGTGTTGCCTTCTGTATCAACTCCAGACAACACAGTCTGTCCTTCACTTGGTGTGAAGAAATATTCACTAAATGTCGAGGAAGATGTGTCGAATTGGGGAAAGGCGAAGATTTGTAGAAAATCTCCCGCAGTGGCTCCCGCAGTTAAAACAACACTAGTTCCATTTGTCGCTGTATAGTCTATGTTGGGATCAAGTAATACACCGTTATTGTAAACTTGAATTTTTCCAACCGCATAACTTAATGTTCTGGTATTGTTATCAAGACCAGTAAATGTTGTTTGTAGAGCCGTTGCAGTATAGTTGAATTCAAGGATTTGAATGTCATCAGTAATACTAACGATCTGAACTTTATCAGATGAATCGACTCCACTTGTAAGTGTAATAGACGTGTTGTCGCTATCAACGGAATAGTCTTGATTGGGATCAAGAAGAATACCGTTGAGATACAAATCTATTAAAGCCGGCGTTACCATTAGGTCAACGCCGTTATCGTCCGCACCAGTAAATACCGTCTGACCAGAATCTCCAGAATAATAATATTCTATAAGAGATGTTGTGGTCTGAGTTGGGTTAACCGTGACAATGGATTCTGTTCCACCGACACTCTTCTTGATGAACATCCGTCCATCATATGTGTTAATCGCAACTTCGCCCAGTTCCAGCTGGTCTACAGTTGGTATTTTACCCGCTACGGCACTTCTTTTAAGCCGAAACGTAGTATTTGACATTTGTCATCCTTCAATCCAATATTGGATATGGAACCCTATAGAGGGTCTTTAATATGTACCACCATCTAATTGGTAAACCGTTACCGCACCAGACGTGACAGTAAATTGGTCAGAATCAAATGATGCAACGCCAGGGTTAGTAACCGTGGCAAGTTCTGCTGCGATGGTAAGTTCATTTGTACCATCGTTATACGTAAGATCAATACCTTCACCAGCAGTAAGAAGGTTTGCTACTTCACTATCCACCAACTGTTCAAAGGTGACACCATCAATATATAATTGACCAGTGACATCTAAGGGTTTGTTGGTTGTCCACTTATCACCCGCTGCGTTATATGTAATTTCTGCATTAGCACCGGCAATAAGAATACCAGCACCGTCAGCCTCACCGGCTGTGGTTGCACTATCCGCAAGAGTGATCTTAAGATCGTTAACAGAAAGTTCTGTTGAATTGATGGTTGTTGTTGTACCCTGAACTGTGAGGTTACCAAGGATATACACATCCCCAGAGTCACCCACCGGATTAGGATCAAGATACAGGATACCGTTAGCAGAAGTTGTGCTAATCGTGTTACCATCAATTTTTACATTATCGACTTCAAGAGAAGTCAGTCCTGTGACATCTGTAATTGTGTCACCAAGGTTTACTGTAGTATCACCAATAACTACAGTAGAGTTAGCGAGTTGGTTGTTGTCAACACCACCAGCCGCAATAGAAACGTGTCCATTTGAGACTGAGAAATCGTTGTTATCAAAAGAAGCAACACCCTTATTATTAGAGTCAGCATCTTCACCATCGACTGTGATGATCTGACCAGAGTGTGTTACGTTGATACCTTCCCCACCAAAAATGGCAAAGGTGTGACTGCTAGGAGAAAATGATCCCGTGTCTGTCTGAATAGACTTAAGAACCGTGTCTACAAGTGAAACTTCACCAGCATTAACAACAAAGTCAGCTGATATGAATTGTGCAACACCCTTTGCATCAGAATCCGCATTAGCAGCGGTAATCGTTACTGTAGTACCAGAACCAGAAGTAGAAATACCCTGAGAAGAAGTACCTACAATATTAAACGTGTGGTTCGAAGGTGTTACAGAACTTCCATCAGTACCAACAACTTTCGCTACTGCATCGACTAGATTGATATGACCAGCAGCAGTTGTGAAGTCTGAAGAATCAAAAGAAGCCGCACCCTTAACCGTAGTAGTAGCATTCTCAAGATTGAATGTAAATGTGTTTGATGCTGAATCAAGATCAAGAGTGATGTTACCTGTTGCAGCGAGAGTTACAGCAGAGTCTAAAATAGAAATCGCATGATCGTTAATTGTAAGGGTAGTCGCAACCGCAACAGTACTAGCAGCGGTGAGTTGACCACGATCATTGACGGTGAATGTAGGAATCTCTGTTGCAGAACCATAACTACCAGCAGTAACGCCAGAAGAATCGATGGTGTATGTTACGGTATCATCGGTTACGTTTGATGTTAACCCAGGCCCGCCTGCGAAGGTAAGAACTCCAGACACAGAAGAGAAAACATCTGAGTCTGACTGATCATCTGCGATACTGAAAGACACCGCAGCAATTTGACCATCAACATATGCCTTAGTTACCGCATCACTATCTAAAAGTGGGGTTGCTAGATTGATAATGCGAGAACCATTAGCATTGATGATGTTGTTGGCTGGAGTGAAATTCAAACCACCTGTTGTTGTAGAAATATAATTGCCATTAAGGTCAATATTGTCTACAATCAAATGATCCAACTTGGAGTTGGAGTCTGCGATTAATGCAGTATTTGCAGTTAGTGTTCCAAAAGGAGCAACACCCTCACCGCCTAATAGGTCAACGTAATATTTACCACCAACCACGGTATGGTTAGCAGCATCACCATTGGTCTCTGTTCCAGTACCAACATACAAACGGTCACCACCGGCACCATTATAATATGAATACGCTAACTCGCCTTGAGCTAGCGTGCTGGGATTCCCACTAGTCCCAGAACGTTTTATTCTAATAATCGATGCCATCAGTATTGGCCTCCGTTAATTGTTTGTTCTTGCAGTAATGTACTTGCTTCGAAATTCTCTGTTGTTGTATTGTAAATTAAAATACTTCCGTTAACTTTGGTCGTAGTATCTACTCCAGCCAACTCATTAATAGAAGTACTTCCACCTACAGATTGTGCTGTCCACAATCCTTCTGTAGCATTCCAAACAAGCGAATCACCATCTTCTTTTCCGGAAGTATCAATTCCACGAATCTCGTCAATACTGACAATCCTTGGATCGATTTTTCTTACGGGTTTACCGACTGTTACTTTCTTAACAATAGTAACATTCTTTGTAGCCACATTGTCTACATTGATAGTGTTACCATCGGTTCTAACTCTTATCGCCATTAATCGTCACCTTGTAACAGACGGTGAAACTTGAATCTTTCCTTGTAGTACTCTTTCAACAATGGTATTATCGCTCGAGTCCTGATAGGAAATTTCAACGTCATAGACGTATCTGCCCCTAGAACTCAGAGCATCAGTTTGTGCATTTGTGAGGGAAAGGATTAAGACCCCATCGGTTGCAGGGTCAGCGATAGTGGCAGTGAAGTCCACGACTTCATCACTATCCGTAGAATTGTAATTTCTTTTCATCTTAGCGGCCGCACTGTGTCCAGTCAAATCTTTAACGGAACCGTCTTGTTCCACAAGATTTAACTCAATCGCAACGTCTGCGCCTTGATCTATAGTTAGGTCTTCGTAATGTGCCATTCCCAGTTTCCAACTTAGTGAATACTATCATGTTTTATTTATATAAACCGGAAACTGGAAAAATGATTTATTCGGAACTAATTTCGTACACTAGGTCTTCTTGAAGGTCTTCTGAAGTTTCTCTCCAATCCCAAATAAATGAGACGGTCAATCTCCAGCAATCGGTCTGAGCTGCATGATACAAAAGTTTATCTCTTTCGTGATAACCACCAAAATATCCCGCTTTACATTGCCAACCTTTTACATCCTCAAGAGTGACAATCTGTCCGTTATCTGGATTGCGATATTTAAAGTGACCTTCTCCCGTTTCAGACCACGTGCAGATAAGGTTGTATGCAAAAGCGTTTGCATTGTTGTGCCATGAGATATATCCGCCCGGAGGATAGAAACAGAATAGAGCCGCATTTTTCGCACCAAGAAAATTAACCAACTTGGTATTGCACTCTACAATTCTATTCATCAATTTCAGACGATAATCAGGATTGTTTTTTCTGGCATAGTCTGAAAAACGATTGTGATCCATCTGGTGCGGTTTAAAACCATAACCAACTAAATGATCAGGGAACCCTTCATGTTTATCTCCACTATCAACGATATATCTGAGATAGTCTGTAGACATCCACTTCTCACGGGTCTCTCTATCATTCTCATTTTCACAATGAAGATGGTTGTTTTTAACAAAATCTTCAATATCATCGGTAAGAATTTTTCTACAATCTTCCAGAAGTTCCAAGAATTCTGGATTCTTGATAGGAATATCTTTCATTTGACTCATAAAATATAACCGTCTTTATTCAATCCACAGGAGTAATGTCTAACAATAACTTCGCCTTCAGGTCTGGTAAGAGCCCAGTTCCAAGCATTATAATAATTCCACCGAAGATCGTCATCAAAGATTCCAATCTTAAGGTCTTTATATTTCGGTTCTTTCTCAGTTAACCACCACAAGGAGAATTGATCCCATGAACGGAGACTTTCCCCATAACCATCGGGCCACCATTCACGATCCATTTGTCTACGAGTGAGTTCCCACCAATCATCCATAAACTCACGAACGATAGGTTTGGTCATATCATAGAGACAGACACCCCCACACAACCAAAACTTATCCTTACCGTATGGAGTATCGAATTCCCACTCAGCATAGGAATAACTTCTTTCCTTGGTAAGTTCCGTAAAGACCATATCATGATCTTTCATCTCATCCCAAACTTTTGCGATGTCTTCATGTTCAACTTCCATGTCGGCATCAAGATACATGGTGATGTCATAGGGAGTTTTAGCCATCCCCCAAAGTTTAGCACGGTAATGATCATTACACCAAATAACTTGATCAAAGATATCACGATGAGTTTCTTCGAACATCCACTCTTCACAGAAAAGAGTGATCTTTGCATCTTCGTAATAGTCTAGAATAGACTCAGCAAGATTGATTGCGTATCGATAGAAGTTAATCTTACGAGAGGCAACAATTACAAAACCCTTACTCTTCTCCGACACTCTCAGTTTCCTCTACTTTTTTCAATTCATCCATAAGGATCATAATAGCATAAAGGTTTACTTCAACCTTATTCTTTGCTCTACGTAGTTTAGATTTAAGAGGACGGTTTTTAGAGTCTTTAATCTCAGGAACTTCGAAGGCTTCTAGTTTGTAATTGAAGAGTTCTTCCAACTTACGAGCTTTAGCGTGTTCAAGTTGTTTTTGTTTCTCTTCTTCAGACTCTCGTTTCTTACGGATATTTCGTTCATCCGTATTTGCATTGATGCTCTCTTCACCCAAAGCTTCCACAACTTCATTGAAGTCTGGATTTGGATTGCCATCTTTATCAGTCTTACGGAGTTTCATCACCTGTCGAGTGATTCTACCCACGTCATCTTCAATCTCAAGGATGCAGTTCAGCATTTGTTTTTCGCCGGTTTCCCAGAATGCATTATCCATCCATTTTCTATAACTCATTTCATCATCTCCTGTGTGCGAAATTTATATTATATAGACATTCTATTAGTATATAACATTATGCAAAGTTTGTCAAGGATCAAGCCGAACGCACGTATAATGTGTATGTCTGAATCGTTGACGATATACTATCGATTGTTGTACCTGTATAGTTTCCTACAAACGTTCTTTGATAATTACCAAGGAACCCACGAGTATAGTCACCAATGAAGTCCCTTGCATAGTTGCCCGTGTAATCTCCAAGGAAGTCCTGTGTCGATACACGAGTCGAGATACGAGAATAAGCTGAGTTTCTTGTTCTCGTGAAAGCCGAAGTTCTGGTACGTGTAGAGTCTCGTGTCGAGTTGCGAGTATATTCGCCAACATAATCTCGTGCATAATTCCCTACGAAATCGCCAGCAAAATTAGTAACCCTATCACGTGAGTAGTTACCTTCAAAGTTACGAGTATAGTCCCCAGTATAATTACCAGTATAATCACCAAGGAATCCACGGGTGTAATCACCAATGAAGTTTCTTGAGTAATTGCCAATGAAATTACCAGCGAAGGTATTTGTACTGTTTCGTGTATACTCACCAAGGAACCCACGAGTATAATCACCAACGAAGTTCTGTGTAGTAGTACGTTGACTAACACGAGTATATGTTGACGATCTGGCTCTGGTGTAGTTAGAAGTTCTGGTACGTGAATATGCAGAGTATCTTGTTCTCAAAGAAACTCTGGTGTAGTTACCAGTGTAGTTACCAGTGTAGTCACCAAGGAACCCACGAGTATAGTCGCCAATGTAGTCGCCAGCAAATCCACGTGTGTAGTTACCAGTATAGTCTCCAGCAAATCCTCTGGTATAATCGCCAATAAAGGTTCTTGAATAATTACCAACGAAGTTCCTTGCATAATTCGAATAACGAGTTCTGGTTGATGTTCTGGTATAGGCTGACACTCTTGTACGTGTTGATGTACGTGTCGAAGTTCTGGTGTAGTCGCCTGTACCAACATAATCACCAACATAATCTGTGGTGGTATTTGTAAAATCACCCGTATACACGCCAGCGTAGTTACTTACTCTGGTATAGTTCGCTGAATAATCGGTAGTCGCATTAGTATAGTCGCCTACGAAATTACCAGCGTAATATAAAGTACGAGAATAATTCAAAGTATAATCGGCTTCACCAGCATAATCGCCCACGAAATTACCAGCGTAATAACCTACACGAGTATAGTCTCCCAGATAATAGAGAGTACGTGTGTAGTTACCTGTGTAGTATAATGTGTTTGCATAGTCACCAGTGTAGTAAACTGTTCCACTATAGTCACCAGTGTAGTATACGGTTCCACTATAGTCACCAGTGTAGTATACGGTTCCGCCATAGTCACCCAGATAATACAGAGTAGCAGCAACATAGTCACCAGTGTAATAGACCGCACGTGCGTATGAATTAGTGATCGCACGGGCCACACTTCTACTAAACCAAGAACCATATGGAGGTGGTGTTGACCTAACATACCAAGAATTTCGTGTATAGTATAGAGTTCTGGTATAATACGCTGCGCCAATCCTAGTACGTTGATAGTTTGTACCAGCAACAGTTCTAGTACGAGTATAGTTTACTCCAAGTGCTCTATTACGAGTATAGTTTACTGCGGCTGCTCTAGCACGAGTATAGTTTACTCCGACTGCTCTATCACGTGTGTAGGTTACACCAACTGCTCTAGCACGAGTGTAGTCTCCGGTTCCAGTTGTTGTTCTTTGATAGTTGAGTGTTCGGGTACTGGTACGTGTAGAAGTTCTCGTATAGTTGGCAGGCCCAATATAGTTACCAAGATAATTGGCAGTTGGGGTTGAGGTTCTAGTAGAAGTTCTCGTATAGTTGCCAGGCCCAATATAGTTACCAACGAACCCTAATGTTCTTGTATAATCCCCAGTGAAGTTCGTGGTATAGTTGCCAGGCCCAATGTAGTTACCGGCATAATTGGTTGTGGCATTTGTGTAGTTACCAAGGAAGTTACCGGCATAATCTCCCACATAGTTACGGGAATAATTCCCAACATAGTCACCAGCGAATCCTCTAGCATAGTTAGAAGTTCTAGTACGACTGTATGCTGAGACTCTAGCCCTAGTATAATTTGAATAACGAGTTCTAGTACTAACACGAGTATAAGCAGAAATTCGTGTACGAGTACTTGTTCTAGTATAATTAGAAGTCCTAGTTACCTGAGAGTTTAATAACGATACTCGTGTGTAGTTACCAGTATAGTTGCCAGCAAATCCTCTGGCATAATCACCAAGGAACCCACGAGTATAATCGCCTGTAAATGTTCTCGCATAGTTACCAGTATAGTCACCAAGATAACTAGACACACGTGTACGAGTATAATTGGATACACGGTTTCGACTGTAATTGCCGATGAAGTCACCCACAAAGTTTGTGACTCTATCTCTTGAATATGTTGAATTACGAGTTCTAGAATAGTTCGATATTCTTGTACGTTGTGAATTTCTCTGACTATCTCTAGTATAATTTGATGTACGTGTTCTAGCGTAATTGCCGATAAAGTTACCGGCAAAGTCAGTTACCCTATTTCTAGTGAAAGTTGAGACTCGTGTTCTAGAATAGTTTCCGATATAATCGCCAATATAATTGCCGGCATAATCACGAGCGTAATTACCAATAAAGTCTCTGGTATAATTACCAGTGTAATCGCCAGCATAATTCGAAGTACGAGTCCTCTGCGAAACTCTGGTATATGTTGAACCACGAGTTCTGCTGTAAGTCGAAGTTCTTGTGCGAGTATATGCAGAATTTCTATTACGGGTATAGTTAGTTTCGACCGTTGTCTTTTTTGTATCTGTGGCCGTTCCAACCGCAGTCCAAGTACCGGCATCGGTTGGAGCTCCTTGTGATGCTGACCGCAGTTGATATGATCCGATATTTCCAGACGTTGCTCTTAAGTTACGAACAAACGCACCAATGGTATCAGAGATATCACTATCCAACATTTCTTTAAGATCACCACCGTCCAGTCCTACTGGACGAACGGTTGTTGGAGCAGTCATTGCTGTTCTTTGATAAATGTTATAATTTACTGTAGTCCCATCTGTTTGGGTATCAGAAAAAACATTAGAAAGAGCAACACCATAATCTGCGCCAGGCGAAGAACTACCTAAACGATAGATGCCAGGATATGAGGATGTTGCAATTCTAGAATTGATTCTTGTTGCCAATGATTGCATATCAGCATCAGGCATTTCATAGAAACTTGGAGTACCACCACCATCAGTGTTATATCCAATAGGACGTAATGCACCAGCAGAAGGAGATTCTGTTCCAGCCTTCTGATAAACTGTTGTGGTTGTAGAACCAGACGTGATAGCAGTGGCGGGGTGAGTACCCACCGCTTGATTGTAAAACGTGTTTACGTATGTACCAATAGATGTATTACCTGTGGCGGTAAGAGTTATATCACTCACACCTGTTGTTGCGGCAAGGTTATCCTTACCGACAACATAAGCAATATAGTTCTCTTCCGAGGTGGTCATCTCTTTGAGATCACCATTCACCCCAGATAATTTTAACGGTGTATTAGAAGACATAATTTACTCCAAATCCTTACGAGTATTTATGCATATCTAACATACAAGGTATATGTTTCAATCGTTTCTATTCCCGACCCAATAGTGGTTCCAATATAATTTCCTACGAACCCACGGTTATAATCCCCCGTGAAGGTTCTACTGTAGTTCCCGACATAGTTACCAAGAAACTCTCCAGTATAATTTCCTACATATTCACCGATAAAACTAGAAGTTCTTGTTCTAGAATATGAAGACACTCTGTCTCTACTGAAATGGCTCAGTCTGGTATAATCTACTAAAGTTATCCCGTCCGTTCCGATATAATTACCAATATATCCCTGCAAACTATTTCTGGTGTATTCCCCGATATAGTTACGAGAATAGTTTCCGATAAAGTCTAGAGATGATGTACGTGTTGAAGTTCTGGTGTATGCAGAATTTCTATCCCTAGTGTATGTAGATGCTCTATTTCTAGTAAAAATGGAATCTCTTGTTCTGGTAAATGTCCGTGAATAATTACCAGTAAAGTCTCTACTGTAATTGCGAGAATAATCACCCGCAAAATCTCGTGTAAAGTTTCTTGAATAATTACCAATAAAGTCTCTACTGAAATCAGCTGAGGTGAAATCACGATTATAGGACGAAACCCTAGTTCTTTGAAAGTACCTAGTGTAGTTACCAGTGTAATTGCCAGCAAAGTCTCTACTGTAATTAGAGGTTCTAGTTTGAGTACGCAATCTCTGATAACTTCTTAAATAGTTACCAACAAAGTCCCCAATATAGTTACCAACAAAGTTCCCAATATAATCGCCAAGATAACCACGTTGATAATTTGAAGTTCTGGTTCTATTGAAATTTCTAGAATAATTAGAATTTCTTGTTCTGGTGAAATTTGCAGTGTACCAAGTTGTTACGGGAGTATTTACGGCACTATCACGGGTGAAATTCCCAGTTGAAGTACGGTATCTTGGGAATGGTTCCCCGCCTGCCCAACGAACATAAGCCCAGTTAACATACCAAACAGCTCGTTGATAGTCCCCAGTATAGTATGTTGTGTAAGTTTGGGTTCTTGAATAAGCCAAAGGCGTAGTAGACGATCTAGTCCTAGTGAAATTCAACCACTCGCTGTGCCAATAGACGTTCCAACCGCCGGCGATTCGATAATATGTTGACACACGAGCATAATCTCCCGTATAATCGATAGCCATATTACGATTGTAATCGCCAATAAACCCTCTAGAGTAATTACGAGAATACTCACCAAGAAAATCTCTAGAGAAATTAGAAATTCTAGTACGTTGAAAGTTAGTATTACGGTCTCTTGTGAAAGCCGAAGTTCTTGTTTTAAGAATTTCTCTCGAATAATCGCCAGTATAGTTACCCGCAAAATCTCTAGAGTAATTACTTGTTCTTGTACGTGTTGATGTACGAGTATAATTACGAGCATAATTGCCGATAAAATCTCTAGAATAACCAGAGGTTCTTGTTCTATTATAATTCGAAGTTCTTGTTCGTGTATAATTTCTAGAATAATTAGAAATTCTAGTTCTAGTGAAAGCCCTAGAATAGTTTGAACCTCGTGTTCTAGTGTAAGCAGAATTTCGATCTAGAGTAAATGTTGCAGTATAGTTACCAGAAAAAGTTCTGGAATAATCGCCCGTGAAGTCTCTAGTATAGTTACCAGTGTAATCGCCAGCATAATTACTTGTTCTGGTACGTGTAAACGCACGAGCATAATTGCCCGCATAGTTTCCTATGTAATTACCAACATAGTTCCCTTCAAAACTTCTGGTGTAGTTACCAATATAGTCTCTAGCGTAATTACCCGCATAATCCCCAGCAAATGCACTTGATCGTGTACGAGTGTAATCCATCGAATAGGTTGACGATCTATTGCGATAATATGTCGAAACACGTGTACGAGTGTAATCAACTTCAGATGTTGATCTTTTCTTGTTGGTTGCAGTTCCGACAGCTCTCCAAGTACCGGCATCGGTTGGAGCTCCATCGGTGCTTGATCTTAATTGATAAGAACCAACGTTTCCTGATATTGCACGTCTTGTCTTTGCACGTTGACCCAAGGTAAATTTAATCGCACGATCCGTCATCGTGGTGATACCTTGGAATGTTACACCATCACTGGAATCTCTTTGAATGCAAGCAAGATTTGCAACAGTACCATCACTGTCTACAATAGAAGATGGAGCGGCTTGATTTTCTCTTCTCCAAATATGATAGTTTACATCAGTATCTTCCGTTACGGTATCCGTGAAAACGTTATTGATGTACTTTGAGTAATCTGCGCCAGGAGATGCAGAACCCAGTTTAAATTGACCGATATAATCGGACAGAGAGATACGTCCATTTAACCTATCGACCAGAACATTCATGTCCGAGTCTGCCATTTCGTAGACACCCTCAGACCCAATACTTGTAGGCCCATCCGTGGTAGGATTGAAGTATCCAATAGGTTTATGGAAGTCAGAATCGGATTCGTCTGCTGTACCAGCAATCTGATACAGTGTGGTTGTTACTGACCCAGACGTAATCGAAGAGGCAGGATGGGTTCCTACCGCTTGATTATAAAACGTGTTTACATATGAACCAATAGACGTGTTTCCTGTAGATGTGAGTGTAAGGTTACCCACATCACCAGAATCAGATTCGACAAAGTGTGTACCGATCAAATATGATAGGTAGTTTTCTTCTGTTGAACCGAGTCTTTTTAAATGGCCTTGATCCGGAGAATGTAACTTTAATGGCTTACTCTTCGCAATTGGCATTACTACCTATCCTTACGTTATGTATTTAACAGAGTGCCATTTTCGTCATAAATGTTAATCACTCTACTGGCAAGATGGTTTAAGGCCGACACGATACTTGATGTTGCGCCCGCACTATCAAAGAATGCTGCAAGGTTTGACAATGAACCAATTCTACTGTCCAGAGTCCCCGCACTGTCTTGTAAGTCTACAAGATCGGCGGCAAGAGCATTCAGTGCAGTGATGTGGGTAGTCTTCGCACCAGCAAAGTATACATCCAAATCTTGCAAAGAACCAATCGAATCGTGTAGTTCATTAATAGCAGCGGTAAGGTTTGTTGCTTTAGTAGCAAGAGCGCCTGCCGTTGCCCCAATGAAACCTTCATTGGAATCCATCTCACTTTCAAGGGTATTTAGTCTCCCCGCATGAGAGACTAATTTAGTAGCATCAGAGTCTAACTGACTGTGCAATTCATTAATAGCACCACCCAAGTGATTAGATGTTGTGTCGAGTGTAGTACCCTGTACGATGTTTCCGACAAATGTTGCTTTTGCAGCCGAGTCAAACGTAATGTGGTTTGCATTTCTGTTCTGGATGATGAGGTCACCACCAGAGTTTCTTAATGCACCAAACTGTGTACCATCATCTTTGAGGTAGATATAAGCCCCACCAGCATCAAGAGTGATAGTAGAAGAAACATCAAGGTTCAACACACCAGTTCTTGAAATGGTTGTGCCACCCATTGTAAGGTTGCCACCTGTGGTTACTGTACCACCAGTCGTTACGTTTGCACCAGAGAATGTCAGTGCAGTAGTCGTACCAGACTTGACGATCAAGTTGCCAGAGGTATTTGACAACGCACCGTATTGTGTACCATTGTCCTTAAGTAATACGTCAGCTCCATCAGCATCAAGAATAATATCGGTATCAGCATCAATAGTGAAGTCGCCTGTACTCTTAACTGAACCCGCAAAGGTAACAGAGGCATCAGAACTATCGCCTGTCATTACCGTGGTAGAACCTGTTTTTACAACAAGGTTTCCACTACTGTTTGTCAATGCACCGTATTGTGTACCGGCATCTTTTAGAAGAACATCAGCACCATCTGCATCAAGAATGATATCACCCGCAACATCAACTGTCAAGTTGCCTGAAGGTACATCAATCTCTTTATTTGTTCCTGCAATGAACTGGAACTGTGTAGTGCCTCCATCGTTCAGGTAAACATTACCACCGTCTGCATCAAGAGTAATGTTTGAGGCCACATCAACTGTCAAGTTGCCCGAAGGTACATCGATCTCTTTGTTGGCTCCTGCAATAAACTGGAATTGAGTTGTACCACCATCCTTAAGATAGGTGTTACCACCATCAGCATCCAACGTGACATCACCTGAGACATCAACGGTTAAATGACCAGTTCTAGAAATTGTTCCGTTCGAATTGAAATCGTATGACGCACTATCTGCATCTTTGAAGGTAACGTTTCCGCCATCAGCGTCAAGGATAATGTCACCACCAGCATCCAGTTTGATTGCTGAAGATGCATTAACTCTTACATCACCGGAATTCGCATTTACTTCTACACCATCACCAGCAGTGATAGTTGCAGAATCTCCGGATGTAATGGATGCTGTTGTACCTGTTGTGACATCATAAGTTGTTCCGGCTGAAATACCATATGATCCAGTCGCACTGTCAAGAACATTTCCATTTACGGTTGTTGTTAAGTTACCTGTAACATCTAAAGTATTAGTAGTACCAAGTCCATATTCTAACCTTGCGACACCACCATCTTTGAAATCGATATTCGCACCATCTGCATCTAACACAATGTTAGCGGATGCATCAATGGTTACTGTTCCAGTTCTGGCAATAGTACCTGAATTGAATGTGAAGTTTGTGGTAGCCCCATCCTTGAAGTAGATGTTGTTTCCATCTGCGTCAAGAGTGATGTTTCCCGAAATGTCGAGAACTAAATCACCTGTACGTGAGACTGTACCATCTGTGTTAAACTGATAGTCTGTAGTACCTCCATCATTGAAGTACCAGTTACCACCATCAGCATCAAGGATGATATTTCTTGCGGCATCTACGACAAAATCACCAACTAAAACATTGACAGATGCTGAATCGCCTGTTATAATAATAGCTGAGTCAGCGGAGAGAGAATATACCCCATTCGTGACAACAGTATAATCGCCAGTTACCGATTCACTATAGAATCCAGATACGGTCTCTGTGAGGTTACCTGTAACATCTAATGTGTTGGATGCACCTAAGCCATATGCAAAACGTGTAGTACCCGCACCTTTTAAATCTACATTTAAAGTACCAGCATCTAATACGATATCACCAGAAACATCATATGTCAAGTTTCCGGTTACTGTTGTAGTATTGGTTGCACCAAGGGCATAGTTGAAACGAGTTGTTCCGTTACCTTTTACGATAAGGTCATTGCCACCGGCATCCAGAGTGATGTCGCCTACCGCATCAACAGTATATGCACCCGTTGTGGTGAGAGTAGTTGCGAGAGAAGAACCAAGTGTTAATGTTGCATGAGTAGCGGAGTCTTTCTTGAAGACAACATCACCACCATCAACATTGATTTCTAAATCACCACCACCATCGAAGGTGAAGTTGGTTGCAGTGTTAATCTTTTTAGTAGAGGCATCAAAGACGGCCTCAATCTCATTGATGGCATCTTTAATTGTATTTGAAACAACATTAAGTGAGTTTGAGTCACCACCGATAAAAGCATCGATAGCATTGATTGCACCAACAAGACCACCATCACGGACTGCATTGATTGCATAGGAGGTGTAGTTAAGATCATTCTTAACGTCACCACCCCCCGCACCGTGAAGGTCAGAGTCGAGTTCGTTTAAAGCACTAACTAAGTCAGCTGAGTCTGACCTCTGACTATTACGTGTAGTAGTAGTCAATAAATCAGGATCACCAACGTTATTAGAGATAGTGTTAATATTATCTCTAAGTGTCTTAACCGTATCTGTAATTGCTGTAATCGGGCGTGCCATTTAAATCTTCTCTACTAATTGTGTGAGGAGAGACTTTATTTCATTCATCTCTCCCTCCAAGGTTTTTACAGTTTCGACAAGTTGTTTGTGTTCCTGCTTCCGCAGTTGACTTTCTTGTCTTCTTTTCTGTACTTGTTTAATGTCTTCTTTATTTATATTAACTACAACACCACTGGAATTTTTGTAGAGGCCATCATGACCATCAATCTTCATCAAATTTTCGTCCATAATAATACCCTTAAATTACAGCAATGCACCTCAAGTCTCTAATCACAGGAACCTTAGCACTATTGGTTGATTTGAAAACAATCTTCACTTGGAACTTACGGTAAGCTGTTAAGTCCGCACCTTCCAAGTTGTTCACGTCACCGAAACCACCAATAGTATAACGGTACTCACGGAAAATCTTGGGGTTAGCATCCGAAGGTAATACGTCATCACACACAGCCAATGACCACGGAATTGTAGACAATGCAGTTTCAGCTTGAGTTGTCTTGTAATAAACATCGAAATCTGTTGAAGGATGTTTATTTGCAGCAAGAATAATCTTTAATCCAATAGCATCTTGTTCCAGCGTCACAGGAATAGTAACGTGTTTTGCAAGATGTGAACCCATGAACGGATGTGTTTCATCTGAGAATGTAATTGGATTGTTGAATCCATTAGATGAAGCAGAATCCTGTTTATCGATCAAGTTACCAACCAGTGTAAGACCCGCACGTTGCAAGTCAATAACAGGAGAAACTCTACTATCTGTAGTCTTCATGTTCATCTGAATGATTGCAGACTTGGGATATGCATACACACCCAATTCATCAGCCTCATTAAGTCTGTTAGCAATCATACGAGGAGATTCAAAATCAAAGTTAGTTCCATTCTTCAGAGGACGGAATGCTGTATCAAGACTGAAACGTCCCGAAGCAGAATCCGCTAATGAAGACTGTGATAGGAACTTACCTGACATAGAAACATCTGTGGTCTCTGGTTTCATAAATGTGATTGTAGGACACACACGTTCGAATGTCATGTTAGTGTGTGCAGTACACTTACCACCACCAAATCTACCATCAAGATTTGCAGAAGAATCGGCGGCAAACTGGAATGCTGTACCATCCACACGAGTAACAATTCTTTCACCCATAATGTCAGAACCAAGAATGCCATTGTAAGTTGTGGCTGAGTCAAGACCATAAATTCTAGTCTTGTCACCGTATCTCAGACCGTGGTTCTTGTTAATAACAGTAATTGTGTTGCTTCCGTTATAACTACGGAAGGGGTCTTTAGTAAGAACAAGAGGCGGAACATTAACGTTCTCAAGGTAAGCATTACCCTGATTAACGAACTCACAACGAGTGATCTTAAATGCAAGGTCTTCGTCCTGAGAAG